TTCCAAAATCCAGGCCAGGTCCTCATTTGTCATAAATCCGCTGGAGTCGTTATCCTTCCTAAATTTTTTCCAGTCCCCAGATACCGTAATATTACCTACTGTATCTATATAGTCCTTTATATATTGTTTAAATGTTTCTGGATCTTTTTTAGCTATCTCTTTAATAGCTATTACCTGGCCAGCTGGCATATCGTCGAATATTTTAAAGGCTAATTCTTTGGCTGTCATACTGCAAATATATAAATAATTATATGCTATTACAAGCTACCCTATTCTCTTAGCGTCCAGGATAGATATAAATCCTACCTGCTTAGTTATTTTATTTCTGTTTTTAAACTCTGTAGTTTTAGGCATTACCATATCCTGCCAAAATGGCTCCTCTAGATCCTCGATATTAAAGGAGTATATACCCTTAGGAGTATAGTTAATATACCTAGATCCTGGCATAGCTTTAAGCTTATCCCATTTATAGCGCTCTATTAGTAAATCCTCGTAATGCGTTAGCCTACATTTAAGCTCTATATTCAAGTTATATTTTTTACTGTATGCATCGCTAGGATCATACTGAGCGGTAGGCTCTAGATCGCTTATATAGGTATCCTTAATAAAGTTAAATAATTCCTGCTCTGTCATCTTAAAACATACTTAGCTCTGTTCTTAGATTTAATATATATTTTATTAGCTAAAGCTAAGGCGCAGACCGTATCGTCGTGCATACCATTCGGAGCGCTGTACTTAACTCCAGTATTTGTAAAGACATACTCGAATATACTAAGCTCGTCCACTAGTATACCGTCTGGGTATTTAATGGCTCCCTGCTGTATCGAGGTAGACAGTCCCTCCATTAACTGCTGCTTAGAGGTAGAGGTAAATTTAAACCCCTCTATTAAATAGTCCTCTCTCTGCAGCTCCTCAACTATAGGATCTCCTACACCTGTAGCGTCTATTAATTTAGGTACCTTATCTAAAGCTCTTATCTTATTTTTCGTAGCAGCCCAATCAGACTGGAAGCGATCCATAAAACAAACGCAGCCGCTAGAGTCCAGCCCCAATATAACAGTATAATCGTAAGATTTAGCGAGATCAATACCGTAGCAAATAGGCTGGCTACTGGATAGGCTCGAAATGTTCTGGCGGATAAAATCAATACCAAACGGATTAGCTGCATTTTCTGCTGGATTTGCGAGAAACTCCTGCTCAAAAGCTGCTTTAGGTAAGTTATTTTTAGCTTCATCTATTTCTGATTTTAATATATATGGATTATCGTATGTAGTGTATTTAAAACTTTCCCAGTCCCCAGAGTTTTTAAGAAACAAATTATAAAAAAAGTCCTTACCTCTAGGAGTAGATATAAATAAAGCCTTACCGCTAAAATCTGTTAGCGTCGGACGTATGGCATTATTCCAGGCATCCTGGAGATATGGTATATAAGCTGCCTCGTCTATAATTACAGTATGTAATCTAAGTCCTCTAAAGTTATCTAATCTTTCCCCAGTAAAAAAACGGATCTCTCCGCCTGTAATAAATTTAAAGGTTAGATCTGATTTATTAGCTGTAGCTATTTCTGCGGGTATGATCTTAGCTATATCGTCAAAAAATACCTTAGCTAAATGATAATTAGGAGTTACATATCCAGTAATCCTACCAGCCAGCGCCTCCTGTATAGATATATTTTTAGAGATCAGAGATTTACCCCAGCGTCTGCCGCACATTAATACCCGAAATCTAGCCTTACTATCTAGTACTGCTCTTTGTCCTTCGTGAGGGCTATTTAGCTGTATCTGTATCTGCATTTTTATAGACTACCTCTATCTGCATACCGCCAGATGCATTTAGATCTAGCTGCTCTTTAGGTTTACCGTATACCCTGGTTAGTAGAGTCTCTATAGAGTAAAGACTACCTTTCTCTATGCTCTTCTTTATAGCGCTAGCTACGGTCTTCTCTAGGACGGTAGCCTGTTTATTCTCGTATACATCCTTTAGCTCGTCTATAGTCATAGACATTAATACCTGTATCGCATCGTTTACCTCAGATAGTTTATACCCCTGGCTCTTTAGCTCAGATACAAATTTTCTAGGCCTTCCGTTTGGGTTTCTTATCTCCCCTTTCTGGGCTGGTTTTAAATTCTCGTTATTAGCCATTTTCTTATTTCTCTCTAATTTATTTATCGTCCCTGGCCTCTATATTTTTTAGAGTCTTCTCGTTTATTTTTATGCTTTTTAGCCTTACCTACTTTACGCTTTCCAAAGGCTACGGACTTATTAGTATTTGCTGTTTTCTTTGCCATTATAATTTACCTCTCTTCCTTAATTCTATATAAAACTCGTGCGTATTGTATAAATATTGTTTATGCTGTTTCTTATCTCCAAATTCTAAATGGTGCTCCCTGCATAGGCCCATTAAATTATCTATAGTATCTACAGACTTAGTCCCGCCCATTCCCCTAGCTTCGATATGGTGTATATCTACAGCTTTAGATCCGCAGATCTCGCAGGGTATAAAATCGCTTTCGTCAAATCCAAAAAATTTAAGATATACTTTAGTATGTTTTTTCATTACTTAACCTTCATTATAGCGCTATACTCTTCGCATAGATTTTGTAGCTTCTCTCCCAGCTCAATAAATGCAGTGTCTGTACATTCTACTGAGATCTTAATATAATTATTTTCGTCCGCATCGTTTACCGTCTCCTCTTCAAACTTAGGTATATCCAGGCCCCACTGCTTTAGGTTAGCTTCGTCCCAGTTATTAGCTAGATCGTCCCAGTCCCATTCCCCGAAACCTACGTTATCCTTAATAATAAACTCTAGCTCCTGGTCCTCTGTTAGATCTTTAGCTATTACTACGGGTACATCTGTTAATCCAGCCTCTATACAGGCCTTTAATCTCATATTACCGCCTAATACTACGTTATCGCTATTTACTACGATAGGACGGAGCTCTAGCATCTCTGGAAAGCTTTTAATAGACTCTACGAGCTTACTAAATTTATCCTTTGTAATTACCCTAGGGTTATCTGGATTAGGTTTTATTAGTTTAATATCCATTATAGGCTATCTATTAGGTCCTCTATTTTATTTAATATCTTAATTTTAATAGTAATTCCGTTACCCATAGTATCCAGATCCTCTAGCTCTATCATTATCTCGATTAGGGCCTGTATATGCTGTATAGTTTCTACTCTGTCCACTATTTTAAACCTGATCCACTATCTAATAGATCTATCTGCTTTAGTTTTCTCTGTGCCCATTCTATACCCTCATCTCCTCCCCAGGCATCCCACATTAAACCCCCGCATCCTTCTCCGTATGGAGTATTTTTATTTTTCTGGTGTCTAATAAATGAGCTCATCCTAGCTATAGTATCTCTAGATACAGGCTCTTTATTAGCTAGCTGGTTAGCTCTTATCTTTCCTACCTGTGTACCGCAGCTACCCCACCCGTTAGCCTCTGCGTATTTAATAGCTCTTTTAGCGTTTTCGCTTGCAGCTTCTGGGTAATCTGTATAGCTATCCTCTGCATATATTCCCTGGGATAGCAAAGCCTTCCAAACGCTGTCCGCTTTCTCCTTTGTATCATATATACAATCCGAGTTACCTACCCTATATTTACCGTTAGAACATTTAAATACTGGCATTATTTTTTATTTTTAGGTTTCCGTCCTCTTTTTTTAGGCTCTACCGTTATAGCTGGTACCTGGATCTCTTCTTTAGCCTCTACGGTTTCTACTATTTCGGTAAGATCCTCCGCTGGGTTATTAATATCTAGGCCTTCGTCGAATTTTGTAACCAGGTATAAAATCCTGATCATTTCAGCTACGCAGCTCATACACCATTTATTAACAAAAAAGTTACTATCTATCTCCTGCTGGTATACGGACTGTAGCTCTAAAACTACGGACTCCTTTAAGTTTACCATATAACCCACATCTCTAAGGGTATACCAATGGCTTTTATATTTCTCTAAAATTGCTCTATTTAAATAATTCATTATAATGCTTTTTTTAATAAAATAGCTACGATCGAAGCTGTAAAGCCTGCGATAATAGCCAGGGTAAATCCATAGTTAAAATTATAGGTAGATAATAAACCTACCCAGAAGGATAGACAGTATCCACAGTCAAAAGGTTTAATCCTGTAGGGTACCTTAATGTACTGGTACCCCTTTACAGTATGGCCTAAATTAAATTTATCTAATAGCCATTTAGTAAAAATCTGCGGGATCATAGAAACCTCCGCAAAGCTATAGCCTACGCAGGCGCTTCCTATAGTTAAAAATATTAAATTAGTTATCATCTATTACTGTATTTAGTTTTACGTTATTAATCGCATTTTTAACTGCGTTAGCTACTGATCTAATCGGTATACCTGTATCCTCAGATACTTTCTTATAAGTACCTAATAGTAAATATAATTTTAGTATTTCTTTCTCAAAGTATCGTAATTTATCTATAGAGTCCTCCATAGCCAGGAGCTTTAACTCCTTAATATCTCTCTCTGTCTGGCCCTGTACCTCGTATAATAGATTAGAGTATAGTATAGCGTCTGCGTTTTCTATGCTCTCGTCGTCTATAATAGATATACTTATAGCCTGGTTTTTAAAATTTTGATAGTAAAATTTACTATGCTTACTACGGTACTGGTTTAAAGCTACTCTAATTATAAAAAATTTAAGCTGTTTTTTAGATACCATAGACATTATCTTATCTCTATCGTATTCGCATACTATTAAAAATACGTCCTGTTTTAATTCTACCGCCCAGTCCCCAGCTATATTATTAAAAAAAATATCTATATCCTTATTATTATAATAATCGGTAATAATATCGTTAAAATTCATTATTTACATATTTCTCTATAATATCTATAGCTTCCTGGGATCCTGTAGCAAAAGTAGCATAATAGCCCTGGCTATTTAGGTAGCTAAGGTATAGACTTTGTTTTTCTAAATGTTCGTTACTTTTTAACATTCCGTTAAGCTTATACGGGCTACTGCCTTCTGCTTTTAATTCTATAGCTAATAAATGGTATTTAGAGTTATTATGAAATATTAATAAGTCTGGAGTCCCCTGTGAGGCCTGGCCCAGCTTCTTAGCTTTTTTAGCTAGGTATATAGGTAATCTGGCTCCAGATAAATAGTTAGCTATAAATCTGATCTTAGGATATTTTAATCTTAAATAATTAACTACTGCCAGCTGGGCTATATCCTCGGAGTTATTCATAGTTTATTTATCTCAGATTTAACCATTCTATAAAATTGCACTTTACTACCAATACCGCAGCCCCTATCGTCCCAGTGGCTTTCTAATAACTCATCTACTGCTATTAATGCGCACTTTTTTGCGTTATCTAATTGCTGTGTTTCACTAAATGCCTCAACATATGGCAAATATTTATCTAGTAACTCTATTGATTTTTCTTTTGGTGTCATATTATAAATCGTTTATAGCTTTAACTTGTTTTTCTAAATCTCTAGTATACTCGCATAGTTTTATAGCCTCTATCCTGTGAGTCTCCAGGGCCAGAGTAGATAAATGGTATCTGCTGTATAATTTATCGTATCCGTCCTTAGCTTTACCTATAGCGTCTACCATATCTATAAGCTCCTGGTATTTATCTGTATCTTTAAATCTAATAGCCCTGGTAAATAATTCGTTATATACGATAGATAGATCTATAGATACTTTTAATAACTCCAGCTTTTCGTCGTTAAAATATTTATATCCTTCCAGCTCGTTCTGTAGCTTATTTAAATGCTTTTTATATTCGCTCATAGTTAAAAAATAAAGTCTTTACCAAAAGTATTATTTAAAACGGATACCTCTAAATTACCTGGATCCTTACCTGTGCTGTCTTTAACCAGGTACTCTAGTCCAAAATAAATACCGTTATCCTGTTTTTCGTAGTATCTATTTTTTTTCCAGTCCCAGAATAGGGTACAGCTACCCATTTTAGAGCTGCCTTTAGGCTTAGCCTTGATTACGGATACTATAGTCTGGTTTTCCTCGTATGGCTGTCCGTTCTCGTCGTTTAATCCATTCGGAGGTCTCCATAAAGTTAAGAAGGTCATAGCCTTCCTAAAGAAGCTCTCCCCGCCTGCGGCTTCTCTAGCGTGCGGAGGCGGGTAAAATGTTATACCGTCTACTGTTTTTTTCTCCTGCTTTTGCGGATGCATAGATATAAATATATGCTTATTTTCTTTTTTAGCGTATCTGCGCAGTTTACCGATCTCGTCCTCTATGTATAAATCCTGTCTTCCGCCAAAGTCCCGCATATCGTGTTTAACCTCGTTATAAGGATCATATACTATATTATCTATAAATATATTATCGCTGGCCTCTAATTGCTTTACCTGGTTTATAATATCAAAAAAGCTAAAGCTATTCTCTTCGCTATCTACTATATAAAATTTATCAGATAAAAAGTTAATAGCGTTATATATTTCGGCCTGGCTGCAAGAGTCGTAATCGCTAGCAAAAAAATGCTTTCTGTTATACTTAGATATAAGCTCCTTAGCTACGTCCTTATAGTCTCCAGTCTCTGGAGTAAAAATTACGTGCTTTTGCCCGTATTTTATAGATAGGTTTAAAAGTATCTCTAAAGTAAATTCAGTCTTACCGCTATGCGGAGATGCTAATATAAAAGTAGTGCTCCCAGGTTTACGGGTATAGTACTCGTCCAGTACTTTAAATCCGCAGTAATCTCCCTTTAGTATTCCTGTTTTATGGAAATCTATAATCTCCTCCTCGCAGTCTATTAGTTTTCTTATCATTTTTTTTAGTTTGTTGGTAATCCAAAGTTAGTAAAATTATTTATATTTTTAATTTTATTCTCATCTTTAAACCAGACGCCCCTCATTTTTTGCTTCCAGTTTTTAACTTTATTACCGTTACCGTCGGACCAGTTACCGCTCTCGTAGTATAAAAATGCTTTCCTACCGATCTCTCCAGAATATCCATTCTCTATAAAATAATCTACCACATCCTTAACCTCTGGTATATATATATTATTATTTCTTTTGTTTTCTTTTGTTGGATTTTGTTGAACACTTGTTAGCATTTGTTCAACACTTGTTAAATTTTGTTGAACACTTGTTGCAACTGTCTGATTATTAGACCTATTTTCTGCGCTCTTTTTACCAGCTTCCGATCTCTTATTTTTTATATCTGCCATTTTACCGACATTTTTTAAAACTCTATCGCTCCAAAAGTCTACGCTATCGCTCTGTAGTAATTCTACCAGCAGGCAGCTATTAATAAAATCCTCTACCGTTTTCTCGTCTATCTTTAGCTGGTTACCTATAGCAAAGTATATATAAAATTTATGAGGTAGTTTGTTATTTTCTGTCTGGTGTAGCATCTCTACGATCCGCCACCAGATACCGTAAGCTACACCTCCGTACTGGCTTATAATAAACTGTATTTTAGGATCGCTTATCGCTTCGAAATCGTGAGGGAAATAATAGGTTTTTTTCATATTAATAGCTGCTAGTATTTACGTTATTATTACCTGTACTGTAAGTATATAGACTCTTACCCTTTAGTCCAGCTGGTCCTAACTCATTCTCTAAAATCTTTAAATATCGTCTAATAGGGTTTTTATGTTTTTTGAGTATATCAGAGTAGTAAGATATGCTAAAGTCTTTTTTATAGTTAGATCTAATAAAGTCTATATCTCCTACAGTTAAAACAGTTTTAATAACTTTAATATGCTTAGGCTTTATAATCTCTTTACTATTACCAGCCATTACCTCCAGCATATAGTTATATCTATACTGCATACGCTTATTATTTCTTAGCTGTACCTGTATATTATCTATAAAATAAATAATAGAGCTGTGGCATAGTAGCCCGATCTCCTTAGCTACCTGCTTAAGGGTTAGTCCGTAATGGTTATAAAGTACATACCCCACTAACTGCCTAGATAGTGTAACCTCTTTAATCCTGGACTTAGTAGTAGTTAATAGCTCGTATATCTCCTGCCAGTTTATACGTTCGCTTTCGTATAGCTGGCTCGCAGCTATAGATAATTTTTTAGTCTCTTCTGTCATTTTTTTTTGGTTTAAAAAAGGCGGTTTTTTAGGCCGCCTGTAAATTTACTTATTTTTTTTTATCTCTGCAATATCTTTATCTAGATCCTCTAGCTTTTTATTTAAACCTTCTATATCTCTGTTTAAAGCTTCCATTAATAAGTTAAGTATAGGGCTAGCGTATTTAAATGGCATATCCCCTAATAATGCGTCTAATTTAGTTAGATCCTCATTATGTAAAATTATTTTTCTGTCCATATTAAAAGGGTAAATCTGTTATATTATCTGTTACTGAATTTGTTAGCTGATTAGTAGCCTGCTGCGGTACGTAATCATTTACTACGATTTTGTAGTCTGGATGTTTATCCTCTGTTTTGTAGGAGTTTGGCCACATAGAGTAACGGATCTCTCCGATACTAAAATTAATTACCTCTCCTTTAGCGGTTTGCTTTTTCCAGGCTCCCCAGCTTTCTCGTTTTTCTGTGTTTTCTGACATTGTTTTTAAATTAAATTGTTTATAATATATTATCTTAATGTTAATGATAGTCCCAGTCTACCGTATTTAACTGGAGGATTAATAGTTAATATCTCTCCGTCCTCTGTTACTATAGTGGTCTGCTTATTTAAAGAGGATAAAAATGCCTCTCTGTTTTTTATAGCTTCTTTAATATCTGCTAGAGCTGCCTGGAGACTATTATACTCTGGATCCATACATACGGTATAATCTGTCTTAGATCCTACGACCTTCTCTATAATATCTACGGATCTGGTCCTATAAATTTCTCCTTTAGTAAGTACTAGTCTATCCTCTGCTATAGGTCTGCTCATATCCTCCAGCTGCTTACCTAGCTCCTGCATTTTCTTAGCGGATATTAGGACCTCTACTGGATCCTGCTCCCCGTCTAGAATGGTATTTTTAATAATATTAACCTCTGCAGCGATATAGGCTTTATCAAATACCCTACCGTCTACCTCTCGCATCTGTACGAATAGCTCTCTACTCATTTGTTAATCCTCCTTTCTTTAGATCCTTAGCGTTAATAAATTCTAGGTTAGTCTGGAAGGTCCTGTATTTATCCCATACAGATTTTAAACCGTCTAAATTAGTACATAGGTTTATCTCGTAAATAGCCTGGTTTACTGTAGGTAGTCTAGGGATATTTTTATCTACCAGATCGTCTGAATGGATAGCGTCTGTATCGTCTATTTTACCAGTAGGTACCAGGAAGGCATACAGTAGCGCATACTTTAATGCGTAGGTAGTAGCTTTACCAGCTCCTTTATCCTGTGAGTCTACCCCCTGGCCATATCCTGCCAGCTCTAGGGTTTCTCCGCTCTCGTGTAGTAATAGATACTTAGTAACTACCTGCGTAAATACGCTCTGCTTTTGTTTTACCGTAGTCTTACCGTTATAGCTAGACTCTTCGGACCACCTGGTTACCTCTGTCTTAGGATCTACACCTATAGGTAATATCGTAAGGCCATTTTTAGCCATAGACTCCCCTATAATCTTTTTAACCTCTGCGTCTGGTACCCCCTGGTAAGATCCTGGACCATTACCTACAGTCATAGACTTTTCGATACCCTTTACCTCAGTCATTACTGAGATTATAGCTTTTGCTAAGTTTTCCATAGTTAAATAGTTTTATATTCTGTATGATCAAAATACCACTCTTCGCTCTCTCCAAACTCATTTATAAACTGGATTAACGAAAACGTAAAAAATCTCTTTACTATGGTACCGTCTTTACCGATAGTTACTGCGTCAACTCCTTGAGGATTAGCTAGTATTAATACTTGTTCTGTCATTGGTTTTAAATTAGATTAAATATACTATTATTTTTTAAATAAAAAAAATTGTTTTAACACTATCCCAGTAGTTTTTTAGGATATGGGTAATATACATTTTTTCGCTTACGTTAGATCTAAATATTATCTGTTCTTCGTAAAGCTTGCGATATTTTAGCCTGGCTAATTCTATCGGAGTTAATGAGTTATCTTTTATCATTTTCATAGGTTTAAAATAATGGCGGTTTTTTAGGCCGCCAGGTTTTACTAGTTATCGTGATTGTAACCTTTTGCTTCTTGTATAATTGTACCGTTTGGATATGCTGTATACCAGTCCGACCTCATATTACCACTATCGTAATAATAGTATACATAAAAGTATATTTCTCTTCCGTACTCTTTTGCATATTGAATAGATGCCTTTTTTAAATCTCTTAGATTATAATAAATATCTTCACCGCCACTTGGTAAAGATACTGCCTGTACTTTTTCGTATCCCATTTTGTTTAATTTTTAGATTTTTTGTTTTGTTTGTTGATCAAAGATATATTAAAGGGATAATACAATGCAAGAGAAATCGTAATTATTTTTTTAAAAATAACGTAACTGCCTGATAATCAAATAGATTATTTTTATTTAAAAACAAAAAAAGAGGCCACCGAATTAACGGCAGCCCCTCCCAAACCAATCAAACAAAAAGAAAAATCTAACTCCTTGGCAGGATCTTAGAATACAGTAAGTAACTACCGATAAACAAAAGTAAGCCCACAGCTATATACTTCCAAAAGTAATTTTCGACATTTACTACCTTACTCTTTACTATCGTTTTAGTAATAGGTATAATTATTTTTTCTGGCTCGCATTTAGATCTAACCTTTATATAATTATTTTTTAACCGCTCTATCGTTATAGTCTGCTGGCCTGTACTATCTTTAAGATAGATAAAACGATCGTTAAATAGGACCGTAGTATCCATTTTAACTACTGGAGGAGTAATAACCGTATCTCTAACGGTAATATATTCCTTCTCCTTAACCTTTCGGGTATAGCACCCGCTTAAAATAAGCCCGTATAAGGCGCTTAAAATAAAAATATATGTAAATCTATGCATCTTTAGAAATTGTAAAGCCTACACCGCCTAAAGCGCCCCAGACCATAGTTAAACCCTGCGCATCTATTAGCTTAAAAAAATAAGCTACTCCGAATACGAAAAAAAATATACCCACTAAAGAGGTCCTCCAGTTTTTTTTTACCAGATTGAATAATTTTTTAATAGCTTCCATACTATTAAATATAAATTTAGATTTTTGCTAGCTGAAAATGCATCCCGTCCTTACGCTTCCATACTCCGCCCCATTCAAAGCCAGCATCTGTAAAGCATTTAACAAAGCCAGGAGATAATTTAGGATCCTTACCTAGACCATTCTCGAAAGCATTAACATCTACCGCTATGGCCCAGCTGTGTAGGCTCATACTTTGCAGGCCTCGCATCTTACGGATATTAAAGCATCCGTCCCAGGTTTTAAGCTCTTTAACGTAGCCAGTATTTATAAGGTTTTTAAATGCCTGCTCTAAAGGCTTTACCATATCCTTATTACAGTAGATCCGTTTAGGGATAACTCCGATCTCTAAATTAGCTGGTACATCCCATAGAGTCATATATCCGCTTTTTTCGCCTGCAGGTCCGTATTTCTTTAATGCATCTTTTGAGGTAATCATATTTTTACTTTTTAGTTTTATAATATTTATCTACAGGTATACCGTCCTTCTCTTCGTTTTTCATTATAAGCATTATATTAAATATAATAGCGCTTAAATGGTCCTCGTCCTGATCTACTTTATTATCTAAGTTAATCTCGAATTTAGCTAAATGCCTATGTAAGCTTTCCAGGGCCGCCTCTGTAGGCTGTCCTTTTTTCCAGTTACCTTTATCGTAGTTATTAGCGCCCATACGTAGAAGGTACCCGTATCTAAGCCTAACGTAAGCGTCTAAATGATTTGGTAGAGGCTTATCTGTATCGTTATCTCTTTGGCTACCGCTATCGAAAACTCTTTTAGTACTTTGATCTAATAGGTTTTTATCGGTTACATCTTTTGGATTAATATCTATATTTGCTGCGGCAGCTTTTTGCCACCACTCCATAGTATCATTACTTACGCTCATTTTCGGGTATTTTTCGTTTAAATGCTTTTGATAGGATTTATCCTGTAAATAATTGTAAAAATATTTAAAGCTGTCCTCTATACTCATCGTTTTGTTATTACTAATCTTAAAGCCTTTCTAATTTCTTTTAGCTCTGTCTCTTTCTGGTTTTTAAGTCGCATTAATGCGTCTATTTTTTTCTGCCTGCAGATCTCTCCTGCTAGCGCTTCTAGTACCCTCATATTAAAAGTCGTTTAATAAAATTTTATCGTAAACCGTTTTAGAAACCGTATGGTATTTACCGCAGTCTGCACAGACTAACTGAATTTTTAAAATACCTGCAGCTGTATACCTTCTCTTAGATACAGTTAGATTATTTTTAGTACATTCTGGGCAGCTATATCTATTACCAGCTAAGGCTCCGTAATGAGTTTTATGCGGGATATAATTAGCTATATGGTTATATACCTTCTCTAGTATTACTACGTCGTTTTTACAGTACTCTACCATTTTCTTTAGAGCTTTTTTATCGCTATGTAGTACTATATTTCTCCATAGATCAAAGCCTGTATCTGTTTTACCCCCGAAGCCTAGGTATTTAGCTATATAATCCAGCCTATTACTGTTAAATCTAAATTTAGATCTAGCGCTCTTTAGGGTATCTATGGTATTATAAGAAGGAAAGCAGGGTATTCTATGGTATAGGCACCTAGTCATAATCCAGGGTAAATCGAATTTATCCCCATTGTGGCCCACTAGCTCATCTGCAGAGTTAGCTATAACCATAAACTCCTCTAACATTTGCTTATCGTCCTGGGATCCGTCCCAGTTTAAAGAGTATACCTTTTTATCTCCAGCCCATTTATAACAGATACAGATAATAGCTCTCTCTTTTATAATATTACCGTAGGGTATATTAAGCTTATATCCAGACTGCCAAAAGAAACCGATATTAGGGCTAGTCTCTATATCAAAGAATAACCTTTTTTTAATTTTATTAGACATTGCTTTTTATTTAGTTTACTGATAAACAAAAGTATATAAAAAACAAGCTTTAGGCCTATAATGTTAAAAAAGTGCTGGAAAGATCCTCTTAGCTATATCTAAAAGGGTATATCCGCCAGTAATAGCGGCTCCAAAAATGAAATAATAAATATATTTAAACTTTTGCTGTAGTTTTTCTATATCCTCAGTATTTTTATCCGTATGTTTTTTTATACCGTCTCCGAAATATTCACTCCCTAGGATAGCGTCCTCTATATTTTGTACTTTATGAGATAGCGTCCGCATCTCTTCAAAAAGCCTTTCTAGTGTAGCGTTTTCCTTCTGAGTCATTATTAAGCGCCTCCGTCTGGTAAAGGGTAATTACTAGGTACTGCGCAGCGATCCGCTACGTATGGTATAGCTATACTAATATCTGCCTTTACTCCAGCTACTAGATCGCTTAATCTTTCTGTAAAAAATTCTATACTTACTCCAGATCCTAGAGTAAAGTCCCATTTCTCAGAGCGGAGCTGGGCTATAATATCCTGGCATATTAACATCTGATCGCTAATAACAGCGTCTTCGTTTTTTTCGTCTGCAAAAACTAGGTCCGCAAAAATAACAGATATATTAAAATTAAATACCTTACCAGATATATTAGAGTTTTGAATAGTGCAATACATTAAAGGATAAGTAATACTATCGCTTTCCCCTATCTCCCAAACATCCCCCCAGCCAAAATCGTTTATCTGGTAGTGGGCATCTGCTAGACTATTTAGTATTTTTTTTACCTCTGTTATCGTCATTGCTTTTAATTTGTTGTAGATATACTTTTAGTTTACCTACGTTTTTATTAGAATAATCCTTAGCCATTTATTAATCTCTGTAGTCTACACCTAGAGCTCCGCTTTCGCTCTGGTACATATCTGAATAATTTTTATAGTCTCTAGGAGTATCTCCCAAATAAATAGAGCTGTTAAATGCTGTTTTACCTGGATGTATTGTATCTACTCCATTACCTGGGTTATCGTATAGCGGATAGTCTGTATTATTCTCGCATAGGTAATTAGTAATACGCTGCGCATACCAGTCCGCCTTATTTTTATAAAGACTCATTAAATCGAATAGCTCAGATATAGAGGCTGTCTCGCTATTTTCTGAGGTCTTTTTTAAGACGTTTTTATTAGTAAACTTATAGCCTAGGCTCATTACCATTTCAGAGGCTACATACCAGCAGATACAGTCTGTAATATAATTATCTAATAATATAGCATTTAACTCCGTTACAGTATCTGCAGCGATCTGCTCCTGCAGCTCTAAATATAAACCAGTACCCAGTACAGGCTCCAGATACATATCCTGAGTAAATTTAATCGTAGGCTTAATTAATTTCGGATCTACGTTATCCTGCAGTAAGGATCTATCCTTTAAGGTCTGCTCTGAAATAAAAAGTATATTAGCGCTCATATTATTCTATTACTATGTTTTCTACCCACCTGTGGCGGCAGTATGGAGTAGTTATTTGTGTCCTAGGATTAGTATAAAATCCTCCTCTGCGCTGCCATACAGAGTAATCTAATCTCTGGCTAATTTGCTCTATCTCTTTACGAGTATATAATCTATCCAGGGTAATTAATTCTCTACAGAAATCTCTGGTAGTAGCTATAATAGGACCGCCTAGGCCTGGACTAACCTCGTAGCTGTATCTAATACTTACACTAGCTAAGGGCTTTCTAGCTTTTTTCTGGGCTTTACCTTCTGGAGTAATCTCTCTAGATATTATAGTAGATCCGTTTTTATCTATCTGCGTAGAAACTAATAAACCGTTAGACTCCATAGATGCAATCGAAGCGGCTACCATTTGCGGATCTCTTTTTAAAGCGTCTGCTATTTGAGTAGCTGAGATAAAAGGATCTTTTTGTATTAAATCTAAAATACCGCTCTGGATCTCTGTAATAATAATATCAATATCTGCAAAATCTAAAGACTCTAAAGGCTCCAGGTTTTCAGAAAATTGTACTCTTCGAGATTTTAATATTTGAAATTTAGACTTAGGGCTACCAAACTCTTTAAAAACAGATATAGCTAGATCGTCCTCCTGGCTAGTAAACTGCTGGCCCTGCTCTATAGCTGGAGCTGCTAAAATATCCTCTCCCTCCTGCTTAGGATCTAATCCTATTAAAGATCTTAACTCGTTAGGAGTCATACTCTCGATAACTTTATTAGCTACTAAAGGAGAAAGGCTATTAATCGAGTTAATAATATCCTGCTGAGTAGTTTCTGTCTTAGTAATAATAGCAGGTAATCCTAGTTTTTCTCTGATCTCGTCCTGTGTCATATTCTGCGCTACGATAGACTCGCTAAACTCAAAGCCTAGCGGCTCCGTAGGCTGTATATGAAACTCTGCAGTAATTCCAAACAAAGGCAAAATAATACCTAGCCAGCGCTCTATAAATTGCTGCTTACCGTTTATATATGTATTATTAAAAATCTCGTAAGCTTCTCGCATTTCATTACGTCCGCCTAATTGCCCCTCTGTCTTAATACCAAACAAAATCGGGCTAGTAACTCTATGGCCAGAAAATATCTCCTGTCTAATCGTCTCATTAAGTACTAAAAACTGTTTATCTAGGTCCGAGGCAGATAGATCTATTACCGTAGGAGCTTTAGCTGGATCGTTATTAAAGTTAATTAAAATCTTACCAGCGTTTTTCTCTCCGCTAAATTTCTTTTTTATCTGGTTTTCTATAGTCCTCTGCTCCTCTTCGCTAGGAGTCCCGTCGTTAAACGAGATCATCTTAGAAGGCATTAAACCGTTATGTATAGCATTTAAATGAAACTCAGATACTGCTATATCTAGCTCTATATAATTTAGAGCTCCCTGGTAGCTAGGTAATGTATAAGTATTTACCGCTGGTCTATACTCTTTTAAATACATTATCTGTTTTCCGCTTTTATTTTTAGGATCAAATCCAGTTATCCCCTCTATATCTGCGGGCTTTTGCTTAGTTTCCCACTCATCCGAAACGTAAAAAAACGTATTATCTGCGTTAGATCTAATTTTTGCGTAGTCTATATGGTATAAACTTACAGCGTCTCCGTATGGATTATAAATAATCTCTAGATAACATCCTCCGAATACCTCTAAGTCTAAAGCTATTTTAGCTAAAATATCGTTAATATTTTCTCCAGATCTATTAATAGGTTTCTCTACTAAATACTGGTTAGCCTCATCCTCAAAATAAATACCCTTACCTACGATAAAGTTAGCCTTACCGTTTACTATAGCGTTATGCTTAGCTGAGGTATTTAAAAGAGAAAGTAAATGGTAGGGATATTTATTATCCTCTCCATATAATACCCAGTCCTGATTTTTTTTCTCTATAAATTTAGGCTGAGAATATTCACTAAAATTTACAGTTATTAGATTTTTACTCATTTCTCTATATTTTTATTACCCTGCGCTTTATCGCTATATTTTTTTAGGCCTAGTCTTATTAAAAGCTCTTCTACTATATAATTATCGTATTCCGCCCAGTTATTAATTTTATCCTTACTTATAAATATAATCTCTTCTAATAATATACAGTTAGTATCGTCGCATAGCTGGCAGGTTATATTTACACCTGGACCAAAAAGCTCATATCTAAAAGGTAAAATATTTATAGAGCTTACAGTCTTCCGTATACTGCCTACCACTAGGTCCGTATCTAGTACTTTAATTTTCAAAAATATGTAAATTTTTAGTTATAAACAAATCGGCAGATACTATATTTCTGTTTATAGAAATACCTTCTACTGTCATTACGTCCCTATTAGTACTGCTGGCTAAATATACGCATCCGTCTATATTAAATATCTCGTTAATATATAATAAATATTCCTCTCCTATAGTAAACTGATCGCCTACGTTTATCGTTTTATTATTAAAAGTATATGTATTTAAAATTTCCATAATTATTTATTAAAATCCTGCAAAACAATCAAATTTATACGCATTACCAGACGAACAGGTAATACTTGGAGTTTGTGCGAGAGAAATATCCGAATATGAGGCTATGTATGTAGTATTTAAGTAATAATCGATAGTAGCGCCCTCGTCAAAAGGATTAGACGCACTTACTATAACTGTATCACCGTTTACCAGTGTAGCGGTTATAGTAGTAATAACACTACCTTGTCCTATTCCATTTTTTGCCCAGGTAACAAAAACACCTCCTAAATTATTTATTTCTATTGTAGGAGGTAATGCTGCTACACTACCCTGCATTTTAATAGCACTATTTAATAACTGCCCCATATTATGCGCTTACATTACCAATTACGTACCACTCGTCGGCAGCTACTTTTACAAGCGTTACACCTGTATATCTATTACCTATTTTTAAGTGCCCAGATTTACTATTTAATATTACTCCTGTAGTCGCAGGTAATATCGTAGTCTGCCCTGCTCCATATTGCAATACCTGTATCTCTGTACCTATAGGGAAAGCTACGCTACTATTTAATGGTACCGTTAAGTTATTAGCGCCTCCTACGAACATCTCTACTATTTTACCTCTATCCGATAAAACTAAAGTATAAGATCCCGTCTGTCTATTAAACTGATTAGTAACTAATAGATTACCGTCTAGTCTTACGTCTCCGTCGTCTACCCATAAAGAGTAATTATTAGTAATGGTTGCGGTACCACTGGCTGGCCCCTCTATATAAAGAGTAGCTCCGTTAGTAGTAGTAGCTGTCCCGTTTGTTAATACTACTGGCTTAATAGCTAACTGAGATACTAAGCTATGGGTACCACTACTAGCTTCCGTTAAGGCACTACTGGCTAAAATTAATGTAGCGTGATTATTACCTGTAATAATAGTATTACCTCCAGTATATAAAAACGATTTATAACTAATTAAGTTATTAGCTAGTAAAGTATATGTAGTAGAGTTACTATTAGCTAGAGCGTTAGATGTTTGTACAAAAAAGGTACCAGTACCAGCTATAGACGTAGAGGCTACTAAAGCGCTGCTAAATGTTTTAGCTCCGTTTATAGTTTGCGTCCCTGTGGTAATTAATCCTCTAGCACTAGTACCAGCGTCTGGTATATTAAACGTATGAGCTGTACCAGATGAGGATATAGCAAAGTCTGTACCAGTAGTACCTACTGCGAAAGTCTGAGTAGATCCAGTAAGACCGTTTAACGAGGATATACCGCTGCCAGAAATGGTCCAGGATCTGTCTGCGCTTAGATCAAACGCTGTACCGTTAATAGTTAAGGTCCTAGTACTTGGTACTGGAGTATATCCTAGAGCTGCCTGTTTATTATTAAAAGTAGTCCAGTCCGCAGAGGATAAAGCTCCTCTATTTGTGGCGGATGCTGTGGGTAAATTAAAAGTATGAGTATCTGTAACTGAGGATACAGCAAAGTCTGTACCAGATGTACCAGCTGCAAAATATTGTACCTGTTTGGTAAGTGAGTTTAACGCATTAATACCTGTAGAAAATGTAGTAATAGCCTGGCATAAATGGCTATTTTCGGTATGTAATGTAATTGTTTTACTACTATGATTAACATAAACTCGAATAGCTAGCCTATCTGTTAAGGTTAGCGTAGTCTGAGGTACTGCGATCGCTGTAGTATATAGATCTATGGCAGTACCGCCTGTAATCATTTCTGGTGTGGTAGAATTATTAGCAATTAAAGTAAATACAGTACCATTGTATTTATAAAGCTCAACATAAAAAGAAGGGCTACCGCCACCAGATGAGGCGCTAAAATACATTTCAAAATTCCAGTTTCCAGCAGGTATTTCTAATAATGCTGGATCGTTAGCATCTGTAATAAATTGAGCTATATATCCGTTAGCGTTAATAGTAAAATCTGTACCTGTACCTATAACTGGAGTTTTATTAAATTCGTAATAAGTATTTCCTATAATAGTACCCTGGCTAACGCTACCATTTAAATAATAAGATACCGAGCTGCCTCCTCCCTGGGATGTTGGAAAGTTTGCGAGCGCACCGTCTCCTCTAACATATTGCGAAGCTAGACCAGATCCAGTAACGGATATAGTACCGTTTGCTGTTAATGGAGAATTACTTACAGTAAAAGCGCTAGGCATAGATAATCCTACACTAGTTAATCCGTTATCTGTAAAAGTAGCCAGCGATCCGTCTCCTCTAACATACTGAGAAATAGTACCAGGTAATAAAAAATTACCGTCTATCTGTACGTCTGTAGAGGATAATAATAAAGGAGTTTCATTACCGAAACCGTCTGTAATACGTTTTTTAGTACCTGTTATAATACCGTTATCGGTTACTTTTAATAAACTGTCGTAGGTATCTGCTACGATCTTTCCTGTTAGTGTCGTTCCCATTTAATTATATACTATAAAATCCTCGTCCTGGCCTGTGTATTCTGTGTAATCTAACGGATCCCCCGTAAGCTTCATTTTACCCACTTGTAAAAATCTCTTTAAATATGGATCTGCTTTATACTCATATATTTTATAAGTCCAGAAGCCATTTTTTTTATCTGTAAAGTTATCGTCTACGTCTAATAAAAACTCATTATATCTATATTTATAATCGCTAATATCCTCTAGCTGTAAGCTAATTAGCTCGTTAGTCATATCGTTAATAAATTCAAAAATATAAACACTATCAGCTACGGTAATAGGATCGTCTAAATGGACCACTATTTTATCTATATTACCTCTTTGTAAAAGTATCATACTAATAAATATAAAAAAGACAATTTAAAAGCACCTATATATATAAGTATTTCTTTTCTTTTCTTTTATTTTGTTAGCATTTGTTCAACAAAAAAATATTTTGTTCAACACTTGTTACAACTAACTGATAATCAGGATAAAAAAAAATACTTTTTTTCTTGTTTTTAATATTTATTAGTCCGATATTTGAATTAATCAATTAACAAAATTTAAAACCTTAAAATTAAAACAATGTTAGAAGCCTATTTATTTTGCGCTGCTCCGATAGTAGCTTTAGTATTTGTAGCTTATTTAGCTCAGAAATTTAATAACCTTTTTAATACAGATAAAAATGAGAAATAACGGTAATAACCCAGAGATTTTAAGAGCGGCCCTGGTATCTGTACTAGGATCCCTATCCGCTTACTACGAGGATCGTATAGACGTGCCATACGAAAGGACCAAAATTATAGCTAGTAAGATTAACGAGAAATTTAATCTTAACATAGATATAGACTCTATCTTTATGGATATTCAGGATCCTGTAGATCAGGGCTGCGGGCACGACCAGGACGAAAATTACTACGATAGTAATTACGATAGGTTATAAAAAAAATAAGGGTAGCTACACTAAGTAACTACCCTTTTATTTTATACTTAATTTATTAGTCTAATAATGCTGGGATAATACTATCCAAAACTTCGTAAGCTAATTCTTTCTCTTGTCCAGTAAAGGTCAATTCGTAACCGCTACGATCTCCAGCTGCTACACCAGAGGCAGCAGTACCGCCTGTAATATCTAGACCGTTATCGTGGCCCAAATACCAGTATTTACCGTTTTTATCTTCAGCGATAGCTACTAAATTATTTTTAGCTAATAATAAAATCTCGTTACGAGTATTAGCCTGTAATTTATTTAAAATAATAGTTAACTCCTGAGAGTAAAAAATGGTACCGTTCTGTACAGATGCGTTAATAGTTTCGGTAAAAGATGAGGTCTCTTTTACTAGATCGTATTTATAAAAGAATTTACCAGCTGCTAAAGTAATTACAGTAACTACTCCGTCTACTTCGGTAGTTACGTCTACGTTATTACTTTCGATAAATAAGACCGATTTTAATCCTCCGAGGGACTCTTTGCAGTCAAGTATGTAATTTTGCGTTAAATTGCAGGCCATTTTTTGAGTTATTAAAAAGGGGATAGGCAGTTATCCACCTACCCCCTTTAAGTTAAAATTTAATTTGTTAATTAAGCTACTCCGCCTTCTTGCCAGTATACGATCTCAGTAGGGAAAGCATAATTTACTCCCATTTTAAACTCAGATACAAAACGCATCTCGTCAGCTTCTTTTGCATAGAACAATTCAAATCTCTCCTCTTCGTTTAATAAATCTACACCTAAATAAAGGTTAGATAAACGAGTAGCGATTAATTTATCTGTTCCGTTTAATCCGTTTACACCTACTAATTTTACGTTAGTACCTGGTAGGATAATTTCGAAATCTACAGCGTCAGCTGCGTAATGGAATAAGTTAGCTTCTTTTAATGCTACTGTATACATTCTAAATGCATCCATACCAGCAAAAATAACTACATCTCCGTTAGCTACGATAGCAGCAGGGATCAAAGTATAAACTTCGTCGATAGCTGCGATAATAGTAGAGGTAGTCAAAGAGGCTACGTTACCAGGGTTACCGTCAATTACACCAGCTACAGGAGCACCTGCAGGAGCGATCAACTTTAATAAACCGTCGAAGCGTGCTAATTGTGCGTTACCAGATGCGGTATCACCTTGCCATAAAGCAGTCTCTAAAGCTGCACCGATAACGTCGATTTTCTTTGCAGTAAATTCATCTGCGAAAGGCATATAATCGTAAGACGATCCAGCACGTAAAGCCTTCTGAGTATATTTAGCCTCGAAAGTTTTAGGGCAAATAGACTCGTTTACTTTAATTTTACCAGGAGTTAGTGAGCGCTGGGTAAATGTAGTAGTACCGCTAGAGTTAAATCCGCAGGTACCGCCAGCTTGAAATACTGCATCGGTAGCCATTACGTTAATTTTCTCTGAGGATTTTACTCCTACCATTACATTACCTGCAGTCTCGATTAATTGAGCTGTTTTAGGTTTGAATACCAAAGAGGTAGCTAATTGCTGCTCATTCTCTTTTACATAGTTAGTTAAACCAGTTAGATCTAAAGACATAATTTTTATTTTTTAATTTGTGAAAAAATGTTCTGCAGTCTTTTATACGAGTCTGCTTTACTCGTTTTGTTTTGTGCGTAAAACGCATTTTTAGGCGCCTGTGTTTCCATTGCAGTCTCTACCTTAGCAAACTCATCCATAAACTCTACTAACTTCTTAGTAACGTCGTTTAAAAGTTCTACTTTAGTATCTACCTCTGCAATTTTATCAGAAAACTCCTGGGCCATTTTTTCTAAACGATCGTTAATCTCATCGTTTACTGGCTCTTCAATTACTACGGGCTCGTCTACATTCTCAGACATTTCTACCTCTGTCTCCATTTCTGGAGCCTCTGGCATTTTTACCTCTGCAATTAATCCAGCTTCAGATACTACGATAACGGTACCGTCTTCTAATTCGTGCTCGCCTACTGGCGCATCGATCTCTCCGTCTGGAGTAACTACTGAAATAATACCGCCAGCTTCTAACTTGTCAAACTTAACGATAGTACCGTCGGCTAAAACACCTTCGGCAAATTCAATAACTACCTCTTCCGTAGAAACTACTGCAGCCTGATCAGCGAATAACAGACTTTTAATCTGCTCTAGTGCTTTTTTTGCTTCCATAATTTAATAGTGAGTATAGGGTTATATATAAAAAAATTGTTTATTTGCAACTTAAATCCCAGCAGATAATAGTATGGCTTTTATCTGGTCTACCATTTTCTCCTCATTGCTTACCATATCGGAGTAATCAAAAAGCCCCTCTACGCTAAAGCCCTGGAAGGTACCGTCTTTAACCTTTTGCCAAACGTCCATATTATCTACCTTATAGCTACCAAACCAGCTACCGTCTGCTACGTCTTCGAAGCCTCTAATAGGCATTTTACCCAGGTCTCTATTTACGATCCAGCTTTCGAACATAGTAACTCCAGATAATGGCTTATTACTATCGTGCATATCGTTCACGTTAGCCTGGTAATTCTTTTTAAAAAACTTCTCAGCTATTTTCTGTATAGTATCTGTATCGAAAATAACGTAATGCTCTCCGAATTGCTCATTATTTCTATAGATAGGCATATCCGCTAGCATTAAAGGACCAGATAAAATCTGTTTATCCTCGGAAATAATCTCGAATTTTTGGCGCTCGTTAAAAGCTAAAAAATTTCTCTGTATAGCTGGTCTATCTACTAACGCTACAAAGTCTACCTCTGCGTCGTTATCTAGATCTGCGCTAATTAATAATTTATAAATAGGTAAGTCCATAGTATTAAATATAATTTTTAAATAGTAGCTGCTGCTTTTATCTTAGCGATCCGATCCTGGCTATCTGTAATATCGCTTTCTACTACGAAAGCCTTAACCGTGGCCTGGTTTTGTAGGTTTACACCGTTACCTCCTGGAGTTAGGGCTGTCTGCTGTATTTGTACAGACTGAGCTATAGGAGCCTGCATAACAGCAGCACCAGCGCCTCCGCTTATAGGGTTAGCTCCAGATGCTCCGCCACCGCCTCCGCCTCCTCCTGGTACTTTAACAGAGGTAATCTGTTTAACAGTTTTAATACCGTTAGCTATAATAGCGGCAGCACTTGCAAATCTTGCGATAGTAGAGAAAGGCTGCGGTAATGTAGATTTTTCCTTTAAGGCTTCCGTAGCACCCTGGTAGGTATTTATTAAAGCTGTAGCAATACCCAGCGCTTTACCTGCTGCGGTCTGCTGGCCCAATACAGTACCTAGATCTCCGAGTAGTTTTAAGGTATCTCCTACCTGTTTCTTTTTGTGCTCTGTTTCTGCTGTTTCTATAGCCTGCCTAGCCTTAGAGTTTTCGTCTAATAATTTAGTCCTCGCCTCTTCAGTTAATTTAGTATTATTAACTATAGCTTCTCTCTGTCTGTCTAGTATAGCCAGGTCATTAGCAAAATCTCCCTCCTTCTTAGCTATAGCCTCAGCATCTTTAGCTAATTGTGCCTCAAAGTCTTTAGCATCCTGTGCATCTTGCAGCTCCTTACTCTTTCTAATATACTCTTCGTCTATTGCCTCTATGCTAGTATTAAACTCCTTAGCTTTTGCAAGTTTTTCGAGGTAATCCGCTGTTAGTATTTCGTTATCTCTTTCGAATTGTGATAACTTTGCTAATCTATTCTCTTCTGCTGTTTTAGCATTTAGATCATTTAGCTCCTGCTGGCCCTTCTCAAAGGCTTCCTTTTTATCTTTAGCGTCTTTAGCTGCCTGGTCCTCTTCTGGAGTAGTAGTTTTTTTATCCGCTCCAGCTGTACCGCCTTTAGCACTTCCTGCTCCAGTTTCTTTAGGTTTATCTAATTCCTGTATTTGTAACTGAAATCCAGCCCGATCGTTTTTTAATTTAGCTAAAGCTATTCTTTGCTGCTTTAATGCCTCTGCCCCTTCGTCCGCTACCTGTCCAGGATCAAATACTAAATTAGCTATTCCTCCAAAAAGTTTCTCTTCAAGTCCAAAATCTTTACCTAAAGCCGTACCGACCATATCTACAGTCTTCAATAATAAAGAAAGCGGAGCAGCTATAAATCGTAAAATACCAGTTAGTATTTCTTTATTTCTTTTAGCTGCCTGTACTGCTGCGGCATTTGTTATTATTTGATTTTGTATCTGTATCTCAGAAGCTCTAATAACCTCGTCGGTCTGCTTCATTTTAATCTTAAGTATATCCCTCTCGGATTTACCCTGCAGTTTTAAGATGTTATCCTGCGAGCTTACGGTATTTAGTTTATCCTTCTCTGTCTCTAATCCTTTAGCGCTATCCTTGTTTAATTTCTTTTGCTCTTCGCTTACACCGCTAACCGCTCCCTTAATATCGTCCCAGTATGCGTATATAGTACCCAGGGCTATTACTAATAAACCTATACCAGTAGCTCCTATAGCGCCTTTAATTGCTTTAAATGCTTGAACAGCTACGTTACCCATATTTTTAAATGCGTCCTTGCTTTCTAGGATAGCATTTAGTCCCTCAGATAAAGCTAGAGCGCTCTGTACTTTTAATAGCTGTTTTTCTAGATCCTTACTTTCTGTACCGAATAAACCTATAGCACCCTGGAGTCCAGCAAATCCGCCAGCTACTCCCTGTAAAGACTGACTAAAGGCTTGAAATTTACGATCTGGATTTAATGAGTCTATACGGGCCTTTAAATCTCCTATCTCATCCTTTAAATTAGCTACCCTCTGAGCTGCTCCTAAAGCCTCTGGAGAGAAATCTCCAAATTTTCTAGCTAGAGCTACAGCGTCCTGCGTGGCCTGTCTTAATTCGGTCCTAATACTGCCTATGGACTTCTCGGTCTGGCTGGTATCTGTGGTTATCTGTAATGCTAATTTATCTACGGTCATCTGCTTATTTTAAAGGGTACTATAATCTCCAGTATAATTATAAATATAACCTGCGTTTTCTGCTGGCGGTAGTATTCTAATAAAATTAAAGGATCCGTCTGTACCTCCTGCGGCTACTGGTGTACCGTTGGCAAATAATTGCCCTGCTCCTATTGTTATCGTTTGCTCTCCAGTAGTTAAGGTATCGGTACTATCTAAAAATGCCCACTGTACTACGAAGGATTTATTAAACGGTAGCGCTTTATTAATTGTAACTTTCGGAAAGGATAAAAAATCCTCTACAGGACTAGGAGTATACTCGACGTAAACGTCCAGATCCTCGATAGCTACTAGTCTAAGTAATTCTACTTTAGTTAAATCGTTATTTAATGGATTATAACCGTCTATTTTATTTAAATAATAAATTCCGTTATCCATTCTATAATATCTCTGGAAGCTTAACCCCATTATATCAATGGCATTAAGTAATAAATATAATGTTATCAATTTCGTATCTTTGTTATTTTGACTATCAATAAACTGCTTATAGAATAAATTATAAATATTTACCGTCGGGTAATTCTGTATACCACAATATACCTCTCTGGGTATACTAAATACCAAATCGTCTAGACTACCAGATCCGATAGATGCTGGATTATAAATATGGCCCGCATATCCATAGTCGAATAAACCACTTTCTAAAATATCCTCTCCGTTTAAAATAGAGTAAGACGTGGAGCTAGTTTTTTTACCGCCCCAAAATGAGAGCTTCGGGTTACATTTTACCTGCTTATAGCTTCCGTCTGGATTTAGATCGTAAAGCTGGGCCATTAATCTAAAGCTTCTTAAATTAGCTAAAGGCGCTAAAGAAAATACAAGCTCTAGAGCTGTATCGTCTTTACCAAATTCATTTTCGGTTTCATACTTTAAATTACCGTAGCTAGTAACGTATTTATTTTTATAAGTTTTAGAGTAAAAATCTATATCGTCCTTATATCTAAAAGAGTAAGACTTAGGTATAAACTCATTAGATCCCTTAACGGTAAAGCCTTTAGATAAATCCTTTTTATCTGTCCAGTCTATCGTCTCGTTTGTATAAAATTCGTTATATGGTATAAATGTTAAATCGAATTCATTATTAGGATCCTGTATAATATACAGGTTAAATAAATTAATAATACTTTTAATAAATTCGGACTGCTTAATACCTTCGGGTACTATAGACTTCCCTAAAATTTCACTATCGTAAATAGCTGGTATTTTCGACGTAGATAAAACAGACGAAACCGTTACCGTAGAGGTAGACGGGTAGAGGGTAAAAAATCCTGGATCTGATCCTGGGAAACCAGAAAAAGGATTATTTATAAGTAAAGCTATTACAAAATAGTCTCCATTTTCTAGTATTAAATTTCTATCGAATTGTACGTTTAAATCGTATGGTATACCGTTATAACCGTATCCTATAGTCGTAGACTGGTTAGATTTTAAAACATCGGTAGCGCTATAATGGTTTAACTGTAAATCTGCGCTACATCCAAAATTAAGACCGTTAGAAGCGTTTAAATTAAAATTAATTTTTACGTTTAACGTATCCCCGTTTTCGTTTATTATCCTGTCTGTAGTAGTATTAATAACTAGTCCATTCTCGGATACTATCGTAAAATTAAATCCCGCTGTAGTGGCTACTGCTAGGGTATCATAGAAAGCGCTAAATTTCTCCTCTCCATTTTGCAGGATTAATTTATCCAGGTTATTACTATCCCAAAAGGTACCGCTATAGGTATAGCCAGCCTGGGTAATAATTTCGTCAAATAATCTTTTAACCGATACCGCTGGTCTAAAATTTCTTACGTCGTATTCAGTTTCCGTTAAATTTACACCTATCCCGTAATTAGCAGAAGGGTATACAAATCCGTCGGAAACCAGGTCCGTAGTATCCCAGGAGTTTATAATAGTATCTATATTATACGTATGGTTTAAATCGTCTAGATTTAAGTCTGTTAGTAATGTTTCTCCTAAGGCAGTAAACAAGCCGCCTAACGATCCAAATAGTGCGCACTGGTATTGTAGCTCTCCGCTCTTAGATGTTATCTCTAACAGCCTTAAAACACCTACGAATACCTCGACGTTATCTAGTGTTACTTTTGCAAAGGCTTTCTTTAACGGGTTAAAATTTACCCCCACGTTATCTACTACGCTACTATAATCGTTATTAATATTAAAATCAAAGTAATTACCTAGTAAAAAATTATTATGAGCAGTACCAGGTAGTACTATAGTTTTAGAGAAAGTAGTAGTCCTTTTTTCAAAATCCGATATATCTGCTATAGAATACGTAAAGTCTATATCTACGTTTTTATCTAGATCCAGAGCTACCCCCTCTATATATATTTTAGTCCGCTGTGTAGCCATTATTTAGTAATCTTAATATTATCGTATCCAAAGGCTAGATCTATTATTATATTTTGTAGACCGTCTACCTTAGCATCTTTAGGCTCGTAGTTTGTAGCCTTTATAGTAGCTGGTATATAATAAGTAACCCCATTAATTACCTGCTCTACGTAAATAGAGTGAGCCTTAATTAACTCCCACATCCAAATATGATCCTCGTTAGTTAAAATATCGGAGTTTAAAGATATTCCCTCTGTATAATTGCTAAAATAATTCTGGCTAGATAGGTTAAAAATATTATTAGTATGCTGGCTATATCCAGTATTATTAAACTCATATGGATAGCTCTGTATACTTTTACGATCTATATCGTACCTCTTACGTTTAACCATATTAAAGGTATAGCTATCGAAGCCTCCGAGGCTATTCTGCCAGTATATATTAGTCTTCTGGTATTTACTGCAGTAGTCGTAATACTTATAGGTAAATATTTCGCTTACTATATCTAAGTCTACATTTAATAAGCATATATCTATCTGGGTTACATCTGGATTTATTAAATAACCTCCGATCTCGTCCCAGGTCTGAGTAGATAGATCCTCCCATAGATCGCTAACGTCTTCCCATAAAACTAGATCTCCGCCTATCGCTTCCTTACTAATAGCTATAATACCAGCTAAAGCAGTTAAATCGTCTATATCTAACTCGTATACTCTGGTAGGAGTAGTAGCTCCGCTCTCGTAGGTCCTTAATCTTATTTTAGTAGCTGGCTCCGTACCGTTTATATAGCTTAAAAAATTAGTCCGTAAAAAGTCTGTCTTTAAGGTCCTAGGAGAATATGTTAAAAACTTTCCAGCTGGAGATAACTCCGTATTATACTGCTGGTCATACTCTACAAAATCTATAAACGGGATCTGGCCATTAAATGCGTATCTAACTGCATCGTCGTAGCTAGTACCACCCAGGGTTTCGTACATTTTAACCTGATAACCTACGTAATAGCTCTGGCCTGTTAAGGCTTTCCAAAATGTATTATCGAAATACATCTGATCATTTTTAGTAAAGGACTGTAAAAACTGTCTAACGTCGCAATACGCAAAGCCTCCAGAATTTACTACCAGCTTTACGGTAGCTACTACGCTACTCTGAACGAATACCTTTAAATATATATTACTTACTGCGCTGTTAGTTTTAGCGTAGTAAATAAGATCGTTATTAATAGGACTCCAGCTTTTAGGAGTTTGTATATAGGTTATAGCCATTTTATTTATTATATTTTTCTGCCATTGGGTTATTAATTACTATTAAATTTCTTACGTCCCGCTTTAATGCTGCTCCCAGCTCCTGGTATAATTTCTCCTCGTTACTTTTTACAGCATTGGTTAAAAAGTTTGTACCCTTAATACCCCTCTTAGCAATACTAGACGCTATCTTATACGCAGCGGCATCTAGTACCGATACCTTACGTTTACCTAGTACTACCTTTTTTTTGCTTTTACCCAGCAGGGTACCCTCTCTCTTATAACCGTTTTTAGTTATACCTCCGTCGTCTAGTCTTAGCTGTTTAGCTATGATCCATTTACGTATATCGTCTACTGGAGGCCTCCTACTGTTAGGTCTTCTACCCTGGTCTACGATCTCGAAATATTCTAGCATATTTATATCTACGCTATATATCCCGCCCATATACTTAACTGGAGTTATTCTTATACTAGCCTCTAGCGATCCGCTGGCAGTAGATCCCCTGGAGCTTTTAGCTGTAGGCTTACGTAAATTCTCAGCAGCTTCTGAGGCTATTAGAGACGCATACTTATATAAGATAGTTTCTATCTCATTAAATGCTATCTCGTCCTTTCCTAATACTTTAGAGCTGGATCTACTTACCCCTAAATTACCTACTACCGCCATTTTTTCTATTAAGGTTTTCTATCTGATCCCTTTCGTTTATACTTTTGTCTTTTAAATAAGCTAGACCATTTAAAGCCCTAATAATACTAAGATCCCAAACCTTATCTAGCTCTATAGCTTCGTATCCTCTGATAAGCTCGGCATTATAAACCCAGCCCCAGCGTCCCTGGAAGCTTTTATTATTTCTCTTAATTTCGCTTTCGTTATTCTCTTCTCCTTCAAAATCTCCCGCACCGAATAGGCCCCCGTAACTTTTATTAAGTCGTTTATAAGTTTGCAAAAAAAAATACAAGTATGGTAACAGTCTGCAAAATTAGATTTTAGCATATCGCTAGCTATTTCATTATGCGGAGTTTCTCCATACTTAGAAACATATTTTAATCCTGTCCAGTGTCTTCTAACTCGTAGGGCCATAGAGGCCAGTACTAAATGCATATTACCTATTAGGCCTCCGTCTGCTGCCATAAAACTAGTAATATCTACATACTGCCCGTAAGTTATTTTAAAAGCGTCTAGGCTCATCTGGTAGCTTTTACCGTTTGCCTTAATAACTCTTTTAACCTTACCCTGTATTTTACCGTCGTGTAAAAACTGTAAAGAAGCTTTAAGCTCTTTAAATTTTTCTATAGACAGGTTATCTACCTCTTTCTCTGTTAATTCATTTACTATAGATATGAGCTTTACCTCTTTATCTAGATCGTTAATCGTATCGTCTGATATGATACCGTAAATTAGCTGGTACTCTTCTATGGTTATATTATTCCAGTCCTTCATATTATTAAATATAAGTAAATAAAAAAAAGGGCATACCCTTAGATATGCCCATTTGCAAAAATCAAAACTTTACTATTCACATTCAAATATACTATTTATTTTTTAAATTCCAAAATCCAGGCCAGGTCCTCATTTGTCATAAATCCGCTGGAGTCGTTATCCTTCCTAAATTTTTTCCAGTCCCCAGATACCGTAATATTACCTACTGTATCTATATAGTCCTTTATATATTGCTTAAATGTTTCTGGATCTTTTTTAGCTATCT